GGTCTTTAAAAAAAAGTCAATCAATTAAATAACCTGGTCTTTAAAAAAAAGTCAATCAATTAAATAACCTGGTCTTTAAAAATTATTTAAAGACCTGTTTCATTTTAACATTAATAAGAATGGATATCTTAAACGAGTACTACCCACTTTACGCACCAAACCCCGATAAGGAGAACCTTTCAGAATCGGATATTTCTGAAAATGAACAATACGCAAACACACTTCTTAGGATTAATGGTTCTAAGAAGAATAAAAAGGGTATGACATTTGATGATTGGTCGATGGTTTATTCCGACGATTTATGGTATCTATGGTGCATGATGAGTGAATTTACACAAGGCAATAACATCAAGATTTTTGATAAAATGGATTATGCTTCATTTTGCTCTATGTCATACGAAAATTCCTCAAAGTTTTAAATTCCTGTGCTGATTATTATTAATTTACTTAAAAAATTAAATAAATTAATAATAATAAAGAGAAATAATGAATAATTACGAAGAAATAATTGGTATTAAGACCAGGTTTGAAAACAGTACAGAAGAAGAGCTTGTTAATTATTTACAATTATTCAGTAAAAAATGGATTCTTACAAACAATAAGTCAATAACTTCTTTTATCGACCAAGCCTGTATTAATTTTGGTCTTTCTCCAAATTTCACATATGAAGAACTTAATACAAACTATAAAAAGTGTTTGTATAATGTTGTATATCTACAGCAATCCTTTATAACTAAAAATGACAATGAAGAAAAATTTGAAGAATGCCAAAAGACATTTAATAAAATTTTCGAGTCGATTGATTACTCTGTTAAGATGTTAAAAATGGGTAATATTATAATTAATAGTCATTCCGATGAAAATATTAAAATTGCAGATGATCTTGGTCTTTTAAGGTTTCTTGAACCAAATATTGAAAGAAATAGCCCATTTCAAAATTTACTACTTTTTTTACTTGATAGCATTTATACTACTGGATTGCAAAGATATCAAGGTTCTTTATATGAGAAAATTTCATATAATGGTTATTTTACTCACGCGTGGAAAGAAAAGATGACCATTAAAAATTTTATTTACGATAAAACTCAATATTGTATTGATTATGGACAATGGCACAATTTTACAAGTAATATGGGCAGTAATGTAAAAAATGCAACTGACTTCTTAGAAAATTGTCAAGATCCTCGAATTACCGATCTCAATAAAGATCGTCATGTATTTGCATTTAAAAATGGGATTTACAATTGCAAAGAATGGGATGCAGAAAATGGACTGTATGTTGATCACTTTTATGAATATGGATCAGATGTAATTAAAGGTCTTGATTTAAATGTAGTTGCATGCAAATTTTTTAATATGACATTTGATAATTTTGATTCTATCGATGATTGGTACAATATTCCAACTCCAAGCTTTCAAAATATTTTAACATATCAGGATTTTAATGAAGAAGTATCTCGGTGGATTTATGTATTTATTGGAAGACTGTTTTTTAATTTAGGAGAACTTGATAATTGGCAAGTTGCTCTATTTTTAGAAGGTGTTGCAGGTTCTGGTAAGAGTACTATTACCAAACTTGTTAAGAAGTTTTATGAAGCATGTGATGTTGGTGTACTTAGTAATAATATTGAAAAGAAATTTGGACTTAGTTCTTTAAAAGATAAATTATTGTATCTTGCACCCGAGATCAAAGGTGATCTTTGTTTAGAGCAATCTGAATTTCAGCTTCTTATTGAAGGCGGTGATATGCAACTTCCAGAGAAATTCAAAGAATCTCATTATATTGAATGGAAGGCACCTGGACTGTTCGCTGGAAATGAACCTCCAAATTACACTGACAACTCTGGAAGTATTAGTCGTCGTCTTGTAGTTGCTAAATTTCATAAAAAGGTATCTGACAAAGACTCTGATCTTGATACAAAACTGAATAGTGAACTTCCAGCAATTATGAAGAAAGCTGCTTGTGCATATCTTAGCGCAGTTAATCAATTTAAAGGAAAAGATTTTTGGACAACTCTTCCCAAGTATTTCAGAGATACTCAACAGGATATGGCTCAGAATACTCATTCATTGGAACACTTTATTTCTTCTGGGAAGGTTGTTTTGGGAGAAGATCAATATTGTCGTGAAAAGAACTTCGTTCAGGCATTTAACGAACATTGTAAAGAATGCAATCTTGAGCGTCACAAGTTTACAACTGACTATTACCTCGGAGTTTTTGGAAATTATAATCTAAGCATTAAGAAGAACGTTAAGATGAAGTATCCCAATACACAAACTGCAAGAACATACCAGGGATCCTTTATTTTTGGAGTTGATTTAATTAACGATTCTGGTGAAAATCCGGATGATGAATTTTAAATAATTTTGGTAAAAATTAAATATTTGTTTTAATTATTATGCCTTCTCCATTTTATGGAAGTCGTTCAAACTTTGGAGACGCTGGTGATCCTTGGGACAGTAATAACTGTTTAGGAAATAATGCACCAATAAAACAAGGTGATTGTATTAAAGTACCTGATTACAAACCCGGTACAGCTCCAGTTGGTGCATGTGATACAGGATACAAATATAGTAAGGGAATTCCTGCATGTTGTTCCGCAGAGTTACAAAAATTTCCAAATAGCAAGTGTATTGGTTCTGGTGGCGGTGGCGATGGAGATAAGTGCGACTTGAAGGTTGCTCTTCCAAAGGTGTATAAGGAGGATGGAACATCTGCTTCAGGTAGTGTTCAGTGTAGTGAATGTGGAAAATATTGGGGAATTGATCCTAAATCCTGGGATGGGCATAAACTCCAGGTTGAAAAGTATGGTAGAGGAATGTCAAGATGCACTGATGATCTTGGGGGAGCACAGGACTGCTCTGCAAAAGGTAATACGTGTCCACCTGGTATAATAAAACATTTTAATCCTCGATCACCACCAAAACAACAAGGTGCTCGTAAACCAACAGGTGGACCCGGTACGTATACTCCTAAAAAAACAACAAATGGTCTTCTAGGAAGTGGTACACCGGTTACTACAAGTAGTTCTATAGTCGGACCAGCTAAGACTACCTATGGGGCAGCTTCTACTCCGCCTCCGAAATCAAATAAGCCAAATTTACTTCTTATTGGAGGAATAGTACTACTAGTACTTCTAGTATTATTCATGGTATTTAGATCAATGAAGAAGAAAAAGAATTTTTTTGGTCGTATATTTAAATAAAATATTGATTATTATAAATGTCAACGATTAAAAGAAAATTTGTAGATCAAGATACTTCAGTGGTAATTGATAAATATTTTAATAAATCTTGTACAGAAGATCTTGATTTTTTATGCACAAATAGAAAACTATGTTCTGAAAATACATCTACTCTTGGAAGCTTATCAGACATTAATAAAATGTGTCTAGAAATTAAAGACTTAAATAAGTGCAAAGATGATATAGATGTATGTACAGTCAGTGCAAATAATTTGATAACAGATGACCCAAAAGTAGTAAATACTAGTTTTTTAAATATAATTATACCAATACCTACAGCATTTGATGATGATGCAAATCAAAAATTTCTTAGATTGCCTCCATTAAGTAGTTCAAAAGAACCTGGTACAAAAAATTTATGTAATTCATGTGCATGTTTTGAAAGATTTGGAATGTCAGTCGGATCATCTGGGCCAGATGCAAAATATACAGCGGAAGGTCAAAAAGAGTGTATTTTTGAGAACTTTGAATATTATTATTACCCACTTGAGATGGAAAATGTCACAAATACATTAAATAACCAACTTGGGATTTATCTAGGAGGTAGTTTAGTATTACCAAAAAATATCATTTTTGCAAATAACAATGAAGATCTAGAAGTTGGAAATCTGTATGACATTCTTGTAAATAAAGGAATATCTGCAAAAACTGCATTTAATTTTATTACTCAGAAGTTATGGAAGAATAACACCGAAAAGGAACTTCAATTAAAAATGCACATCAGAGATAAAAAGGAACATGAAATATTAGACGGAGAGAAATTAAAATTTTCAAAGGACATGATTTCATTTTATGTGATATTTATCGTATTTTTAATACTTGTTATTTTCAACTTAAGAATTTAATCATTTAATGATTTAATAATTGAATTAAAAGCGTTTAAAATATTAAATTTATTTATTATTATTAAATAAATGGCAACTAAGAAACTATCAGATTTTGGTATTAAAGCACCAAGGGGTATGGGAGTTGTGGAAACCGCTGCGCCCCCGGCTGTTCCTGGACTTAGTTCTTTTTCTAAGTGGGTTCCTCTTATCTGTGCAGGAGCTGCTGTAGGTGTCAGTGTACTCGCACTCAAAGAAATTAAGAATGTGCGCAAGGAACTTATGAATATGAAAAAGGAACAAATTGCACCGGTTACTGATTCAGTTGGACCAGATCCAGAACTTACTAAGAAAATTGAATTAATGGACCAGCAACTTAGAAAGATCACTCAGTATCTAAGTAATCAAAATAAACCAAAGGCTGAAGTTGATCAACCTGTTGTAAAAAAGGTTGTAAAGCCAGAAACAATCAATATCATTAACAAGGAGCCTGTTGTACAAGCTGAAGAGGAAGAGGAAGTTGAATACGAAGAAGTAACTGACGACGAAGCCTAAAAGAGAAAAGAATTAATAATAATAATTTGTAAATAATTGGTAATTAAAATATTTGCGAATTATTAACAAATGAATCCCTTACAAAAATATAACTATGTTCCAACAACGGTGTTAAAAAACCAGTTCTTAAGTTACAAGCAGCCTGCTTATTACATGACTGATTACCGTCCAAGTTCTGATTTATATAGTTATCTTATACACGATGCATCAGAGAATGGAGAGATTCGTACAGGGCACCAGCTTAGACAATACATGCAAGACAATGCAGGAAAGCTTAGCAAACTCTTTTTAACATCAACCGCTGAGCAATTCTTAAATATGTCAACGCCCGGTGCACCAAATACTTGCTCTGGAAGTGAACCTGGTGTAATTTATAGCGGTGGAAAGATACTTGTAAATGATATTGGAGAAGAGCAGAGATTTGGTCAGCAGTGTAATGTACCTGGTCAGTCTTGTATGATGATCTGGGAAAATACTCCTCTTCCTCAGCAAGGCCCACATTGCCAAGTTCCGCCAAAGGGATACTATCCACCTTATTCACTTCTTGCAGATGGTACTCCTGCTAAACGTCCATCTAGACCACAAAGTCCATTAGGCCCAGATGGTAAGCACCGATTAGGCCCAGGTGGAGGTGGAGAACATCGTTACGGTCCGTTAGGTCCAGGTGGAGAACATCGTTACGGTCCGTTAGGTCCAGGTGGAGAACATCGTTACGGTCCGTTAGGTCCAGGTGGAACACTGAAGCCTCAACATCGTCCATATGTACCGGTTAATTAAAAAATAATTATGTTAATTAAAATAATTACATTTAAATATTCAAATGAAGAATAACCGAGTTTCTTCATTTGAAAATCTATTATCGGAAAAGAATTCAGATTTAGTTATAAAAATTTATCCAAAACCTGAAACAAATCCCCAAGAGATAAATGTTACAGTGTATGATAAAAATAAAAATATTTATAGAGAACAGTCTCATGTTTTAAATGAGATTGAATATTGGTACATACCAAACAAGAACGGAACACTTAATGTATATTCCAAAACCAATGAAAGAATATTCACATCGGAGTATATTAAAAAAAATGGAATATCAATTCTTAAAATTTAAAATATTTGTTAAAAACATCAATGAACTCTAAATTAAAAAAGTTTTTACCATTTATTTTACTTGGTCTAATATTAATTGCAATAATATTAGTACTGATTTTATTACCTAAAAGTTCTCCAAAGTCGGGTGGGTCTGGTCCAACTCCTAAACCAGGGAATCCTTCAGTAGATTTTAAAATACTTAACGGGATTACAAATATTGCTGGTATTCCAGATAAACCAGTTGTATATAGTGTGAATGACTCTAATGGAAAAGAAGCTATGAGATTAGAAATAATGCAAGCCGAAAATCCTAACGAAGTAACTCCACATGGTATATCAATTCCATATGGTGGAAGTTTTAATATTACTCGTAATAGTGTAAAAAGTGACAGTATAACAACAAGCTGGTCATATGATAGTATACAGAGTTTTGTAAACAAAAACAATTCTCTTGTATATATAATAGCAGATTTTGGAGATAAACTATACTTTAATGAAAAACCAGTTCCAGGTGAAAAGACTGCCGCTGTTCCTGATTGGGCTATGAAAATTAAATTCTACGGCGTTTCATTTCAGGATGTAATAGTTACAGTATATGATAAAGATAAAAATATATACAAAAATCAAAATACCTTTCCCGATGACACTATAGAATACTGGTATATACCAGAAGATGGAGGATCAATTACTTTTAAATCTGTATGGTCAACTGATGCCAATCCTCAAAAAACATATTCAGTAAGTTATCTTAAAAAGGCTGGTATATCAAATCTTGTATTAAATTATGATCGTTCCTCAAATATAATAAGTTTTTCTAAATAAAATTTAAAATATTTGTTAATAATATACTAATATGCGTTGTATGAATGCTGTATATATAACAATTGCTTTACTTGCCCTTGCTATTGTAGCAGTGTTCTTTTTATACAAACCAACTGTCCCAAAAAAATCAAAATTTACACAGAATGATAATATAAGTTTTAAGATGGTCGACGCAATTACAACAGCGGATCCTAGAACAAGCTCATCTATTATTAAGGTATTTAATCATCTAGGTGACCCAACCTTCTCATTTAGTCAATCAGGCGGAGTTCCTTCTGATTTCCTTCCGATAAATATAGAACAAGGAGGGTATATGGAAGTTGTATATACTAATGGGACACAGACATTTAATTATGCTTCTCTATCAAACTATAATGGTAAAGTGGTAAAGATTTATATAGGATGGGATAATAATCTTGTTATTAATCCCATTTAACCAACTTTCTTCTTTCTCTTTTTACCTTCCGAGTCTGTCTTTATCACGACAACCTGTTGTTCATTGGCTTTCTTCTTTTTAAGATTTTGAGCTGGTGCGGATTGATCTCCAGCCTTTGGATTGTAATTTCTTTCGTGGTGTTCCCAGAGCTCCTTAGAACCAATCTTAAACTTTCTACCAACCTTTGCCTTGTACCAAAATACAACATCTTCTATTTTATTGGAAGTTGACCGAACATTTAAGACAAGACATTCATAATTTTCCGTACACTGTGTCAACACTTCGTTGAACGAATCAAATGTAGGGAAAATTCCAAAAAAATGTTTATGGAGTTTCATTCTATTTTCAAGAATATTCTCCCTAAGAACGAAAATATAATCACATTGTCCTCTCAGAGCTGGTGGAAGATCCATACAATACTGAAGAGTTAACATAAAAAATATGCGATAATGTCTTCCATTCATAAAAACACAACGCATATCTTTGTCACGTGTCCACTTGTTGTCGAACATACAATCATCTAAAAGCATAAAAACGCTATTGCTCGGATCGCTAAAGTTGTCCTTTTGTTCCGGTTTTAACTTTTTGAGCATTTTTTGTTGGTGCCCGATAATATTCTTAACGACATCTGGTACATATTGTCCATAAATAAAAGAATCTGGAACATACTCTTTATAGTGTTCATTAGATTCCTCAGTTCCACTCATCACAACACCCATTGGAATCTTGCGCTGATGATGCAAAATGT